TTTAATCTCTCGTACGCTTTAACTGTAACGATTTCTCTTTCAAAGTTGTCGTTATTCTCAAATCCGAACTCTACAGTCATTCCTCTTCTTGAGTAAACAGTACCTTTAGTGAAGTCTCCAATGTAGAACTCATTAGCAGGTACCAACTGATTAGGGATAATTGTAACGGTGCCAATTTGCATACCGTTTTGAGTAATGAAGTTAGGCAACATGTAGCCGTCATTAGCATCTTTAGTAAGTCTCAAAGTACAGAAATCAACAGGGTTCATTAAAACATAATTTGCTGTATAAGCATTGTTTTGACCTGCATCTGATATTTGACAAGATGCAACTTCAATTAAGTCAATAATCGTAGCAGCGCTTACTGAACTGGCATAAGAACCAGCAGCAAAAGTAGATGCTGTCGAAGAAACTGAATTTAATTCAGGGTAAACTCCAGTACCTAAAAGTAGTTGCTCATCTACTCTTAATCTCACATCTGTAGAAACTAAGTTAGTGATTTCACCTTGTACGAAGTCGTAATCTTCCATCATGTCAATACAAACATCTACATAGTCTCTAACTTTAGAGATTTGCATTGTTCTTACTTGCCAAGTAATCTTAGAATTGTGAGTTGATGCAGCACAACCAGCAACATTTTTAGCATCTCTAACGATGGTTTCTTGGTCGTTATACTTAACATACTCAGAAGATGTATTTTGGTTATTGAAAAGCTCTCTAATAAAAGGTGCTCTCGTAGGTATTTGACCAACTCCTGGCTCCATAGTAGCCCAATCAGTACCAGATGTAATGTCTGAAGCGTCTTGGTTAGCTTTAATGTCTAACACAATTTTGCCGGCTCCTTTTTCTAGCATCTTTTTGATATCATCAGAACGTTCGTTTAAACCTTCTAATAGAGCTGTTTTAAAGTCTAAATCTTTACCTTCAGAAGCCTTCTCAACTTGCTTAATCAATTTAGAAACTTCAGTGCCTTGTGCTTTTAATGCACCTTCCAAAGCCTCAACTCTTGCATCTTTAAGCTTTACAATCTCTTCTTTCATTTTCTCTAGGTCTTCTTTAGATGCTTTAGCTTCCATAGCTTCATCATGTTTCTTTCCTAGTTCGCTCAAGTCATGAGCATTCTTTTCGACGATATAAGCCGCTTTAGCCTCTTCCGTCATTTTAGCGATTTCTTCGCTTGATTTTTCTACAAATTCCATTTCTTTAATTTTTTAATGGTTGTTTAATAAATAATCTAATACGGATTTATCTCTCGGCTCTTCCGTTTTTAAAGTGTCTTTTATAGACGGCTTCATACTTTTGAGTGAGTTTTGAATCTCCTGTATTTGTAAAAATTGGTACTCCAATCTTTTTATATGTTCGTCTGTACCCTTGTGGTACTTTAACGCATTGCTAAATGAAGTGCTTAAATCATTAAGCTTCTTCAATACTGGCTCATAGTCTCCAGTTGACTTTGCTACTTCCAAAGCTGGTGTTAGTTTATTGGCTCCAAACGCAACCGCAGAGCCTTCAAATAGCTTTACTTCAGTAACTTCGTAATGACCGTCTTTGTGTAATTGAGAGTCCTTTACGTATTTTATTTTGTCTTTTAGATATTGAAATCCTATAGAGTGTTGGTTAATAACTCCTAAATCATAATCCTCTAAAGCGTTATTACCTTGCGTTGATTTGCTTAATATTCCAACACCTATTAATTCATCACCTTGCTCATATAGCTCTGTGTATTTTCCTATCTGGTGTTCCCAGTCATGGTGTCTTAAGAATTGAATTTGGTCAGGTGCTCCAGTAGACGGGCCTCTTTCATTTATAGATTTTAAGAAAGCTCCATTTCTTATAATGTCTCTATCAGAATCTAAAAAGTTCATTGTGTTCAAAACAACCTTAACTCTCCTAGAGCCTGAGTCCACATCTTCTACTTTTGCAGAAATGGTTTTAACCTTATATTTATTGTCGTTTAATTTCTGTTCTAAACTATTCATTTCCTGTAGTGTTATTTTGTGCTATCAAGTCTGCTTCTTCCTTGTTAAATCCATAAGTCTTTTGTAAAAGCAATGATTTACCCTCTTGTGTAGTGTTTGAGTTAAGAATTGTATTAACCCCTTCCATGTTTGCTTTGTCCTTTTCTGCTTCTTCTTTTTGGTCTGCTTGTAAGGCTTCTACTCCGCTAGTGTCTTGAACTAATTTGTAAACTCTTCCGTCTCTTAAACTATATTGTATTAACCATTCAGAGTTAATGCTTGATAAAACTTTGTTATTAGCTGGGATAACAGCGTCAGTATAAAGAGATTTTAATGCAGTTGTATAGTTGTTGTAGGTTGAGTTTGCAGGGTCATTAAATATAACTGAAGGAACAGAAAACGCATTACATAATTGTCTATCGGTTAATACTCCCGATTCAATCAATTTCAAATCTGCCGCGTTCATTCCCATGTTTAAGTAATTAACATCTACCCCGGTAACATGAACGCTATTGAAGTTCTCAACGCCTCTAATCTTTTTATTGACAGAATTCTTCATTCTTAAAGCCTCCTCAGCGTCTAAAGCTCTTTCCCCTTTATTTGTTAAGATTCCTCTTGAGCCTTGGTTTTTAACCATTATGCTAATAGCCTTCTGAATATCACTTGAGCCTGTAAGAGAATATAAAGCCGCTTGTAAAGGGCTTAAGCCTTCTAAGCTTTGCAATCCTAATGTGCTTGGGTTAATATATTTAGTGTGAAGTACTTCTTCAGTTGGTATTCTGAAAGTGTTCATCTTGTCAGTGAACTGATATCCCTGAACTGGTGAAAGATATGATTTGCCAGAAATAGGTAAAGTGTACCCGCTTGGCAGTATCTCCATTTGCTGCCATAAATCACCAAACCCAATAGAAGTTAAACCTCTTTGATAAATGTCTCCAGTTGTTAAAAGATAAGTGAGAATAATTTCTAAGTAGTCGTCTTGACTTAATACTTTACCTTGGTAGATTCCAGGTGTTTGAAGCATGTTGTAAACTTCTCCGTCTGTGATTACTTCTACTTCATCTGGGTTAGTTTCGTCTATTAGAATCTTAGGGATGCTTATGGCGTTGTCTACTATCTTTCTGATAATAGCGTACACAGTAACGTTAGAAGCGTACCCAGTATCTATTAATCCTTGGTTATTCTCGTTTGAATTAGAGAAACCGTTAAATCCAATAAAATTACCTGTAGTTATAAAGTTTGAGGGACTAGAATATGATTGACCCTTTAAAGATAAGTCAACCTCTTTACCTTTTGTAAATGGTATTTTAAACTTCACCCAATTTAAATTGTTAGGGTAAAGATATTATTGATTAATTACAGGACAATAGATTGATTAAATTTTAATCAGATAGTAGTGAGTTTACATCTGTCTCAAGATGAGCAGCCATTTTAACTAGAATGCATAGACCTGGTTCTGCTAATCCTTGCTCATAACTCGCTATCATGTTACGGGTTATGCCTAACTCATTAGCCAAAGAAAGCTGAGTTACTTTGCTCTTAATCTTTTTACTCTTTTCTAATCGAGCTTGTTTAAGGTTGTTTGGAAAGTTCATTTGCATTCTGTTATTACTGTTTCCGTGTACTCTTCTGGCCAAGTAAATGTATTTGTAAAGGTGTTATCTTGTTCAAATTGTTTAGCCTCTTCTTTTGTCATCTCTATTTCCATAGATGTTTGTACTGTATTAGGAAAAGGTTCGCTTGTTGTGATTGTGGCCTCACAAACATAAGTCTTTTCACATGACGAAAAAACCGTCAAAAAAAGTGCTAAAATTGATAAAATTCTTGTTTTCATAATTGCTTAATTTTTAGTTAGTTAGTCTACTTGCTACACGGGGTGGAGACAACTTTTTTATACCATTACAAACTCCCCGTAAATATCAAATATTTCTCTCATCATTATTGTATCCCAATCATCCGGTGAGCGGCCTATCATTTCCTTAACTTTGTCTTTAGGTATTATCCCCTGCTTACCGTCTTTGTCTAGGTCTTTGTACTTGACTTGCTCCATTTCTTCGCTCACTCTGTCGATTATCCCTTGGTCCTTACAAACCTCTACTACTTCACCTCTTTCAATCCTCTTAGCCATCCTTATGGAGCACTGGCTTTTAAGATTGTCGTAGTTCTCTTTCATCTTAGCTTTGGAGTTGTTTATAAATCCTTGACAGTTTAGTATGTCAACTACTCCACCTCCTACTCCGTCCTCATCTGCTACAGTATTTGAGTTTTTTATTTCGTATTCTG